CACAATAAGGGGGGACTTCGGTTCCCCTTTTTTTTATTTATAATTCTTAACTATGACTACCACAACCGTTGATATCGATACCGAACTATCCGCAGTCAATGCGATTCTTGGTAGTATAGGTCAGTCTCCTATTAATGGATTAGACTTTGCTAACCCTGAGATATCATTCATATACAATCTACTCAAAGAATCAAATCAAGATGTACAGAATGAAGGCTGGACATTTAATTTAGAATATCATATAAAAGAAAACGTATCTACTTCAGACAACAAGATCATCATTGGATCAGATGTTATCCGTATAGATAGTACAGATGCATGGGACAAGACTCGTGACTTTGTAAGGAGAAAGGATGGAGATGGTCTTTGGAAGATGTATGATAGAGTAAACCATACATTTGAATTCCCAGATGATGATTACTTCTATGTAAACAAAGTAAGACTATTACCATTCGAAGATATACCAACTCCATTCCAAAGGTATATAATATATAAAGCATCAGGTAGAGCAGCTGTACAGTTAGTATCTAACTCTGGACTACAGAAGATGTTATCAACATATGAAGTACAAGCTAGAGCAGCAGCTATGGAATACGAATGTAATCAAGGTGACCATAACTATATGGGATGGCCTGATGAATCAGCTTATCAATCATATAAACCTTATCAATCACTTAGACGATAATGGCAAGTGTTACACAGAAAGTATCTAATTATGTCTTAGGTATATCAACACAACCAGATGAAAAGAAAATACCAGGACAAGTTGTTGACCTAGTTAATGGTGTACCCGATGTGGTTAATCAGTTAACCAAACGTCCTGGCAGTCAGCTGGTAAAAGAGATAACAACCACAAGTAATCCTTATGGTGATAGCAAGACATATGCTGTCAGCACAGCTGCTAATTCAAAATGGTTTAGCATCTATACTAAAAGTGATGAACAATATATAGGTCAGTGTGCTGCTGATGGAGCAGTTACAGTATGGAGATGCAGTGATGGAGCATCTATACCAGTTGACTATTCAGATGTTACAGGGACAAACGTTGCAACTTACTTAGATAACACAGCTTTATCAGATGAGAAGTCTTCTGATATACAGGTACTAACAATTAACGAGACTACTTTCTTTGTTAATAGAAGAAAGGATACTGCTATCAAATCTGGGACAGGTGATAAATCACCAGCTCAGTTGAATGAAGCATTTATATCTCTTGATACTATATCTTATGGTAAGCAGTATGCATTAGATATATTTGATCCAGATGATAATACCACATACTCACACACTAGAGCTACTGCTATTTCAGTAGATGAATCTACAAGTTATAGTGGTACATCTAATGGTGACTGCTTAGGTATGGGTAGGGAGACAGTTAATATAAGTACAGGTACAGATAAGTTTGGAACCTCACCACCTAATATGAGTGCTAGTGGTAAATCCAGACTTAGGTATGAGATGGATTCAAGATGTACACCACAGCCTACAGCACCAGTTGATGACAGTTATTCATATCATGATACATATCAACCATTTGTAAAACTACAGTTTGGTGGAGAAGGATGGGCAGTTAATGATACTCACTCTTATACATCAGAGAAGGGGTTAACTACCACAGTAAAAATCAAGGCTACTCAAACTATTGTATCAAGGGCTAATGTAGCTGCTGTAAGACCAAATTCTACATCATCTACAAGTGATGAGCATGTATCTACAGCTGGTATATTAGGTGATTTAAAATCTACTCTAGATGCTATTAGTGGTACAGGTATTACAGCAACTATTTGTGGTAATGGCTTACATCTATACAGAGCTACTCCATTCGGTGTAACAACACCTGAGAAAACTTTGATGTCTATTGCTACGACTGAGGTTAATAATATAGCAGATCTACCACGTGTATGCCGTCATGGATATGTTGTCCGTGTGGTTAACAGTGGTGAGGATATGGATGATTACTACCTACGGTTTCAAGCTGAAGGTATTACTGCAAACATTTCTGTAAACTCTACATACTCTAGATCTGGTACTACAGTTAGTGTAGCATCTACAGCTCATGGTTTGTCTAATGGAGATACAGTCTTCATTGACTTCACTAGTGGAGGAGCAGGTGATGGTTTATATACAGTATCTAACGTATCTACTAATGCATTCGATTTAGCTAGCAACTCATCATCAGGTACCATCAGTGCAGGGGAAACATGTACATACACTCCGTCTCGCTTCGGAGAGGGCGTGTGGGAAGAGGTAGCAGCTCCTGGGATAACAACTACCTTAGACGATGATACGATGCCTCTGAAGCTCACCAGGGTCGATGCTGGGACGTATGCTATAAACGGTGGTTCATCTCGGACCTACTCTAATGGATGCTTTAAGTTTGGATATCCAGCATGGGGTAAGCGTGATGTAGGTGATAATGTAACTAACTCTCTACCTACATTCATAGGGAATCCTATTCAAAAGATGATCTTCTTTAGAAATAGAATAGCTCTACTCAGCAATGAAAACATTATCCTATCTAGGGTTAATGATTATTACAGCTTCTGGGTTAAGACAGCTATGGCTATCTCTAACGCTGATCCTATTGACTTACAATCCAGCTCAACATATCCAACAAAATTATTTGATGCAATTGAGGTATCTGGAGGTTTAGTTATCTTTAGTGCTAGTGAACAGTTCCTACTAAGTTCAGGTGCTGAAGCTTTGCTTACTCCTGAGACAGCTAAGATTAGTTTCTTATCATCTTATGGATTCAATCCTGATACAGTACCAGTTTCATTAGGTACAACAATAGGTTTCTTAAATAGTACTGCAAGACAAGCTCGTTTCTATGAGATGGGTAATGTTGCTGCAAAGACTGAGCCTACAGTAATGGAACAAACCAAGATTGTAGGAGAGTTATTTCCACAGAAAATTACAAATGTAGCATCTTCAAATGAAAATGATATACTCTTATTCAGTGTAGATAGTACATTACATACTGCTACAAATGAAGTGTGGGGATATAAGTTCTTTGAATCAGGTGGAAAGAGATCTCAATCAGCTTGGTTCAGATGGACCATGCCTAACAAAGTTATATACCAGACAATATTAGATGATGTATACTATGCAGTATTAAGTACAGGAAGTAACAATAAATTTACACTAGAAAAATTTGACATAAAATTAACTTCAGATACACCTATGATAGGTTCTGCACCTGACGAAAATAGGGTACATTTAGATACCAAGAAAACTATTGCAACAGGTGATATAACCTACAACGGACAGACTGATATATCTACGTTTACATTAGGTGGAGGATACTACAGTTCTAATAACTTAACCGTATACTGTACTACAGACAGTGATGATGCAGGTAAGAGTTATGATGTACCAGCTGCTAAGATAACTGGTACTGCTCCTAATGAAACAGTAACACTACCTGGTAACTGGAAGACTTCTACGAAAGATGGTTCCGCAGTTAATGTAGGGCTGATTGTAGGATATGAGTATGAGTTTGAAGTTGAATTACCTAAGATCTATATCACTCAATCAGATGGACAAAAAAATTCATCTGAAACCAGAGGGTCTTTAGTTATCCATAGGATGAACTTTGACTTTGGAGATGTAGGTGTCATCGATGTTACACTTAAAAGAAGAGGAAGAGATGATTATACCTATACCGTTGAATCATTAGAATGGGATAATGTACTAGCATCTACAGCATCAATTGCTAAAGGATACTTACACACTATACCAGTCTATGATAGAAATGAAAACCTAACAGTATTTTTAAAATCTAATCACCCATCTCCAGCTACCATTCATTCAATGAACTGGGAAGGAGACTACTCACCAAGATACTATCAACGTGTCTAATTACATTCACCCAATTACCGAAGAAGCTGCTATATATGTAGCTTCTCATCTTCGGGATGATGATTATAGAGAAGTGAAAGAAGGCCACGGTCATGAACCACTTCTCCATGTTCCTCATTCAGCTTTCAGTGGAGACACAGTTTGGTTCGAAGTCCCCAACGGCAAGACTGCCGGATTAGCGGGAGTACAGGAAGGAGGTATGATATGGATGTTGTGTACTAACGCAATCCATGAGTACCCTTTAACCTTTGCACGTGAAGCCAA